GTATTATAGTTATATTTTCATTTTTCTATAAAATATATGATAAAATGATGATATATTTTAACGATGTATATGGTGATGTGAATTTTTTATGGAATTTTTGGAATTTTTGTCTTTTTGCGAGGTAAAATATAACCCCGATTAGAGATAGATAATTGAAACGAGAATTTAATTAATATTTAATCGGCGGCGGTTTCTGAAACGAAAGTATTGCGAAGCAATACGGTTATACGAAAATATTTAAAATCGAAATATATTATATCTATCTCAAATAATTAAATAAATATGGTTGAACCTAATAATCTTGCTCAAGAAATTTATAATCCCACTACAACAGTTAATAATATTACTCAACAAGTTGAGAACTTAACAATTGAACCTACTATAAGAGTACAAATAGATGCACTTCCAAATAGTAATTGGATCAAAGAAATAAATCTAGAAGATGAATTAAATTTTGATGACTTTCATTTATCTCATCGTTTTCATAAAGTTGCTGATATTGTTATTGATAATGAAACTAAGTCTGATGGAACACCAAAAAGACAAACAGTTATTTTATTCAGGTATAATGGAATTATTTCACGCAGTGACTGGAATAATAAAGATGAACATTTATATATAATGACCATGAATGAAAAAATTATTAAAATTGGTGGAACAAGAAATGGTTTAAAAGCTAGAGCTGGTTCTTATTTATGTGGTCATCATACAGTAGAAAGAGGTAAAAGTGGTAAATGTTCAGCAACTAATGCAAAAATATATAATACTTTTGAATTTTATCTTAATAATGTTGAAAATACTAATATAGAATTATATGCTTATAAATTACCGATAAAAATGGCAACAATTAGAATTGAAGATGAAGAAACTGATGTTGTAGCACAAACTTATCATAAATATGAATCAATCTTTTTAGACCGTTATAAAAGACAAAGTTCTTTGGGTCAATATCCTGTTTTAAGTGATAACGCAGATCCAAATATATAATAAAATTTATTATTATCGGGACTTAATTATTTATGTAAATTTTTCTATTAATTCTTTTTCTTCTTTTGATATTTTAAAAGCCTCAAATATATTTTCTGTATTCTTTGGAATTGAAAATCTTTGAAGAATACGAACATTATTATAATTTGCCCAACGACAAATATTATTAATAAATACATAAACTGGATGTTCAAGTATTTTTTTAGTTTTCTCTGCTTCTTTTTCACTCTCACAACGAATAAATACAATTGATTGTGTCATACCACAATCATCAATAAATAATTTAGTATAATGATTTGTTGTAGGAATAAATACTTTAAAACCATCTTGCCATTTATGAGGTTTTGAAGCATAAACTGTTTGACTTGGAGTATGAATTAATTTATATTTATAAACCTCGTCTTTCGTATTACTAATTAAATCTTTTTTCGTATATCTATGTAAATAACTACTAGTTTCTATTTTAAATTTTTCATATTTATCACCTGTATCAATTACCTTACTTAAAATACTTTGAGTTAAACTATTGTAAAGCAAAGGAATATAATCTCTTACTTGTGATTCTACAAGTGTTTCATATGGATATGGTTTCTTGTGCGTTTGTTTATATATACCACTCACAGTAAAATATTTAGAATAAGGTGTCTTCTCTAATACAAACCATGTAAAACTTGAACCAACACCTGAAAACCATTTCTTTTTAGCAGTATGAATATCTAGCCAATGAAATTGATATTGTGTTAACATTCTACAAGTTTTATTACTATCAGATAAAGACATCCAACTATCAGGAATAATATAAACTAAAAATCCACCATCTTTTACAAGTTTTAAACTTTTTTCTATAAATTTTTTAAATAACGCATGATTTCCAGCAGCACGTTTTCCACTTGTTAAAAATTTAGCATAAGGAGGATTTGCTATATGCATATCATATTTTTCATCTTCTGGATACTCAAGAAAATCTTCTGTTGTAATATTTAAATCAAATTCATTACCATTAAATAATTTTTTTACATTTTCAATACGATCTAAATTTAGATCATTAAAATATAATGAATTTTCTATTATATCTTTATCAATTCTATCTGTATTTTCTTTGATTAAAGAATGTGCTATAAAATGAAAATTTCCATTACCACAACAAGGATCTAAAATTTTTAATGATTCCTTTTTCCAAAATGACTTTGGAACTTTAGATAACATTTCTTCAACACATCCAATTGGTGTTGTTTCATCATTTGTTGTTTTGTATGTTGATTTATCTGGATTTAAGACATTATTTATGTAAGACTTCATTGTTTCGAATGAAGTGTTTGTAATGTTTTTTTCTTCCTCATCTTCTTCAACATCATCTTCTTCATCTATCTCTTCTTCTACTTCATCTTCTTCATCTACCTCTTCTTCTACTTCATCTTCTTCATCCACCTCTTCTTCTTCATCTTTCTTAGTTTTGTCTTCTTCCTGATACTCTAATATAATATCAACTAGTTTTTTCTTTTTAAAAGATTTACATCGAATGCGACCAAGACTAACGCAAATTTCACGCAATTCAGCATTAGTCTTTTTCATTAATATATCACCAGTATAATCCATATGTATATTAACTTTCTTATTAATATTTAACTTTATTCAATTTTAAATATAACGCAAAATTTGTTACATTCAAAAATAAATGCCCGAATTTAACAATTATAACAAGGATATATTTAATCGACGGATTTTCTGTATCTTTAACAATGCGTAGCATTGTGGTTGATTTATTCTACTAAATATAATAACAAATGATTAATAATTATAAATGTTTAAATACAATTTTGTCAAATGATATTGTGAATATTATAATGAACTATTATCCAATATTATATATTCAACATTGTGTAAAACTTGATAAGAAAAAATCTAAATACTATTCTATTTAACAATTTATATATTAATAATTATATAAATGTAATAATGACACGAGATATACCTAATACATTCTTAACACAATTGGCTAAAGAGATAGATAAAATTCTTAAGAAAAATAAAGAGATACAATTTTCAAAAAAAGTTTTTTCTGAAGCACTTGATAAGTTAAGAAAAAGAAAATCTATAAAAATGACAACATGGGTTATTGTCTTATCTCAGATAAAATATCTATATGCATCTTTATTTTTAAGATTTAGTCAAGATAAAGAAGCAAAATATACATTAATTCTCGAGCGACTTGAACAATCAGATGATGAAGAAAGTAGCAACATATCAGATTTAGATATATAAACTCTAAAAATTGAATAATATTTTTATTAAATATTATTTAAAATGTCTATACAAAAAATTATTGAAAATACATTAATGAATTCTGGCAATGAAAAATACATTGCTAAAAATATTAACCAATATTTAGAAAATATATGCGATAAGTGTGATAAACAGTCAGAACAACCCCTTACGATTGTTATGTCATTTGATAAAAGTAAGGGTTCTTATAGATTCACTGATTTACCAGGTGCTAATTATAAATTAAAAAAATTTTGTCAAAGATGTTGTTCCTCTAGAGCATCTCCTGCACCAATTTATATTGAAATACAAGATAAAAATTTAATTGGAAATTAGTAGTTGAATGAATATAATGCTTAAAATTGAATTATCGTAATCTTAATCAAATTTAACTATGTGTGATTTAAGAAAAGTTTCAAATATTGAGGACATCTGTTCCTTCAATCCTGAATTTAAAAAAAGGGAAGTTATTCCAGATGATAAAAAAGATCTGTTTATTGATTTTGTTAAAGAACTATGTAAATATACATATGAAAATAAAAAACAATTTATTAAAACTTTGCAGAAAGTAAGGAAAATCTATCGAATGTCGCCTAGTATGTTTCAATTATTTTATATTTATAGGGAACTTCGAAGAGAACATAACCTTGAAGAGAATTTATCACTAGAAGAACATCTAACTACTAAAACGGTGAGACGGTTATCCGGTGTTATGGTTATTACCGTATTATCTTCGCCGTACCCTACATATAAACTTCCAAACGGAAAGGTTAAAAAACAACGATTCAGTTGTAAACACTCATGTTACTATTGTCCGAATGAACCGGGACAACCTCGAAGTTATCTGAAAGATGAACCTGCTGTTGCTAGAGCAAATAGAAATGAATTTGATGCTGTTAAACAATTTTACGATAGAGCAAGTACTTATTATACAATGGGTCACCCTGTCGATAAGGTTGAATTACTCGTTTTAGGGGGCACTTTTTCAGAGTACCCACATCAGTATCAAGAAGAGTTTGTTCGAGATTTGTTTTATGCAGCAAATACATTTTATGAAACGACGAAACGAGGCCGTTTATCACTTGTTGAAGAACAAGTCATCAATGAAAGTGCTAAATGTAGAATTATTGGATTAACTCTTGAAACGAGGCCTGATTCGATTACACCTGAAGAAATTAAAAGGTTTCGTTATTACGGAGCAACAAGAATTCAAATTGGAGTCCAACACACCGATGACGAAATTCTTGATAGAATTAATCGAGGTTGTTATTTAGAGGATACTATTCGAGCAATTAAATTACTGAAGGATTCATGCTATAAAATTGATATTCATCTTATGCCTGATTTACCATTTAGTACCCCTGAACTTGATAATGAAATGTTTGATATGGTACTTGAATCGCCTGATTTACAAATCGATCAGATTAAAGTATATCCGTGCGAGGTAGTTCCTTGGACTGTGATCAAGCGATGGCATGACGAGGGGGTCTACGAATCATACGGACAAGAAAAACTTATCGAAGTAATTCTAAATTTTAAAAGAAAAGTACATCCTTGGATCAGATTGAATAGGGTTATTAGAGATATCCCGAATCAATATATTAGTGCTGGCAATTCTGTTACTAACCTTCGACAACATTTAATTCAAATGCTAAAAGATAGAGGCGAAAAATGTAGATGTATTCGATGTCGAGAGGTCAAAGGTAAGAAAATTGATCCAGAAGATATAAAATTACTTGTTCGCAAATATAATGCATCTGGTGGTAAGGAATATTTCATTTCATTTGAGTCACTAGATGAAAATACTATTCTTGGATTTGTAAGACTTCGACTAGTTCGAAATTCATCTGTTGATTTCCTTGAACCGATTAAGAATGCCGCTCTTATTAGAGAACTTCATATATATGGAAATATGAAACCATTATTCAAGTTTGATAAGAAGAAGAATAATAAAACACAACATTCTGGATTTGGAAAAAAATTAATGAAAAAGGCTGAAGAAATTGCGTTAGAAAACGATTTTGAAAAAATTGTAGTAATTTCAGGCATTGGTGTCAAAAATTATTACAAAAAATTAGGATATCATAAAGAAGGTACATTTATGGTTAAAAGTTTAAAAACATTTAAACATTATCTATTGGATTTTGTATACTTTATTCTTTGTATTATTGTTGGAATTATCATCGCATTAAATATGAAGGATTAAAATTAAAATTAAAATTGAACTCTTATAAAGATTTGGAACTTAATATAACTACAAAAATGATTTTAACATTTGATGAAAAGGGCTATATTAAAGCATCTATTCAGGGTAGAAATGGACATACTACGCAAACTTCCATTATGGAACTCGTTCAAAATTCAGTTGATGCAAGAGCAACTGAAATCAGAATTAATTATGATACTGCGAAGAATCGTATATTCATAATTGATAATGGACTGGGAATGAATTATTCTACCTTACAAAAAATGGCTATATTGTATAAACACGAAGATAAAAATGAAAATACACATGGTAAATTTGGAATTGGTGCTAAAGACGCTTGGTTTCAAATTGGAGGGAATTGGCATGTTTTAAGTAAAACCAAAAATAATGATAATATTGTTACTCTCGAATGGGATGTTGATGGATTAATCAAATGGGCAGATAATGTAACAGAATATGATAATTTTATTGATTCTTCAAAAAATGCCACAGAAGATATGAAAAAATTATATAATAAATATAAAATTAATTCCGAATCTGGAACATTAATTATGTGTAAATTGCCAGAACATTATATAGATAATGATTTTAAAA